AATAAAAGCTTATGATAAATTGCGTTATATTTATAAAAAAAATTGTGGTGATTTATGGAGAATAGATCCAAATTTATTCTTTTGATTTTGTATAAACCTTTTGACCAACATCTACATCGTGCATAAGTAATTTGGAATCAGATTCCATTTCTTCCTTTAATTTACTATATTTCGAAGACATATATGATTTTCTAATCATTGTACTTGATATATTTTTATTTAATATTCTTTTACTTGTTTTTATTAATAATTGAGAAAGTGCATTACGAGAAAGAGGAAAAATATTATCTCCAATTTTATAATCCATTAATTTAAGATATAATCTTAACGTTGGTTTTAATTCTTTCGGAACTGAAATAACATTTTCACCATATTTTTTACTTGTTTTATAAACATTATATATAAATTTCATATTATTACGTTGATTAACTAAATAATTATTTTGTTGTTTTTCTTCATCTGTTAATCGTTTATAAGCTGTTTGACTAATATACAACATATTTGATGCATCGTTTCGAGTTGGTATTTTACTTAACATGGAAAATAATACATAAGCCCGTAATGTTGATATATCTGATTTTGTTAATGTTTTTTTCTTTTTTAATATATTAACTTCTTGTTTCAGTTCTGCAATCATATCTTCGATTTCTTTCATTGTTACAAAATTTGGTTTTTGTTTTTCACTTATAATTCCACTTTTATTTTCTTCTTCATATTTAGAATTTAATTCATCTCTCATTTCAGAATATTCTTCTATTAATTTATCATAAGTTTTATCTTTATTTAATGCAAGTAATAATATAATAATTGCATTATACATATTTCTTACAGAAGTGAAATGTAAATTTTGTAATTTATCTTTAACATTATTTGGTTTATTTAAAAACTTATAATCATTTGTATCAAATATATTTTGTAGTTTTTTTAACTGTACATAATATTGATTAACTGATACTGGTTTTAAATTTGGTCTTGATTTTTGTATCATTGCTTTTATATCTTCTTGTTTAATATTCATAATATATATTATTTAGATTATAATATTTAAATAAAAATAAATTAAAGATAAAAATAAAATTTTATTGTTGTTTTTTCTTTTTTCTTACAACGACTTCGAAATCATCAAATCGATCTATAAATTCGTTTTTAACACATATTGTTCTAGTTGTTTGTGTATGTGTTCCACGATTAACATTAAAATTATGTTTAATGTAAAATTGACTTGTATCTTCGTTCATTTTCCACATGAAACGATCATCCCTTAAACTCCATACAACAAAAAATTGTAATTTTGGATTTTGTTGTTTTAATTCTAAATATTTATCATATTTGCATTTATCAAAAATTAAACTATCAAATTGATTAAAAACAATATTTCGTTGTTTATGTTCTATATAATATTTATCATTGTAAAAATCAAAATTATCAAATTTATCTTCTGTTTTATTTAATTTTCCAAATAATGTTTCTAATATTGGTTTAACACCCTTTTCTGCATTTAATCCAAATTTTAAATCATCTTTAATTAAAACCATCTTATATATAATATAATATAGAAATTAAATCATAGAAAATAAACGTATTAATCGAAGTACAATTTAAAATCACCCGTTTTTATTTTTAAACATTTATGATAAGTTTGTTTTGTTGATTGTTTATCATTTAACATTTTTTGCATTTGTGGTGATAATACTGGAATAAAATGATTTTGTAACTTAATGTTTTTATTCATTAATTTACAACACCTTCTAACACTTGGTATATCTCCAAATTGTTTAATATAATCCATATCATCATATATTTCAGTTATGAAATTATAACGGGGGCTATTGTCTAATTCATAACCATTATTGCAATAATTAATAATATTTTTACATATTTTCATTATATCATTTTTTTCTTTTGTAGTTAATATTTTTTTTGGATTTTTATTTTTTAAATAACATTTTAAATCATTGTAATTTTTTATTTTATAAACATTTGGATAATGAATCTTATCATTGTTTTTTTGGTTTAACAATTCGATAAGTTTATCATGAATATCCCTTTTAATATCAACATGTGAAAATACTATTTTTAAATTTAATGTATTTATTAAATCAATTAAATCATTTTTGGAATGAGTTTTATGTATAATCATTATATTTATATATAACATTTTTTTAATGGAAATATTCTGTATTTCACTACTGAAAAAAAAATAAAAAATTTGATATTTTTATAATTTATTTTTTTTATAAAATTACATAATTATTTCACTACTGAAAAATATATTTAAAGATAATTTACTATAATATATTATAGAAAATAAATATCTAAGTTATATTATAATGGATATGTTAAATGAATTTTTAAGTGAAAATTATTCGAATGAAAAAGCCGTGCAATTATGTCGTTGGAAAAAACGATTAAATAAACCAATTACAGAATTAAAAGGAAGTGATAGAACACTTGTAAAATTATTTCAGTTCTGCAATGATTTATATGAAGAAAATAAAAAATTAAAAAATACAAATCATGAAAATGAAAATATTATTTCAGAAGTGAAACCACCAAACAATTATTATATTGGAATTAGAAATAACAATGAACGAATTGATACAAATAATATAATTGTTGGTAAAACCATGAAAACCATTAAACCAAAACCAAAAATAGAAAACAATGAACCCGAAAAAGAATATTATATGGAAGGTGATATTAAAGTAATAACATCAATGAAAAATCATAATATCGAAGATTTCATTAAAGTAATGAGGGGTGCATATAAAGCAATCATAAAAGAAGTAAAATTAAGAAAATTAGAAAAGAAAACAAAAAATAATATAGAAAATTATGTAGAAAAAAATCATGATAAATTAGTTTTAGATCGTTATGATATGATTTGTAAGCCTTGCAACATTAAATTAAATGATGAATTATATAAATCGTTAATAATTGGTATTATTAAAAAAATTAAAAAAGATTGTAAAAAATTATTAGAAAATTATTATTAAAGTTAAACATTAAATACAGAAACCATTCCACCCTCTAATCTTGCACTTCTTACATATTCACAGTATGATCTCATTACATCGGGTGTAGTTCTTAAACCACTTGAGGCTTTAACATGTACCTCAATTCCACGTTGTCCAACTCTACCACCACTTAGACGAATACTAATATAGAAAAATCTACCTTCTAATTGACTTTGACCTATACCTTCGAATTGAGAGGTTGCAGTGCTTCCAAATGCATGACCTTGACTAGAATATAAATCCCTATTAATAAATGCAACACCTTCAGCATTTTGCAGTAGTGAAAATAATCTTGCAGTATTGTCAATGTTAGAAGAAAATTCGAATTTATCATTGTATCGTAAATTAAATTCTATATCACCAACAATATTACTTCCATTTTTAGTAGTAGATAAAGCTCCAGTATTCATTAATATATTTGTTTCTCCAAGTGTAGAATGATTAAAAAATGTAATTACTTTTGTAACCATTCGTGAAGCCATTCCTATATTTCTTACAGTATCACTTTGTAAAGAAGTATTTGATACGGTTGTAGTTACAGCACGATAATCAACAAATGAAAAATCAAGTTGTTTATTTTGTTCTGCATATCGTTCCATTTCATCAGAAGCTCCATAATAAACATAATCAGCACAAAATTTTAATTCATTTTGATCTACATTAAATGCTTGATCTGCTGTTCCAGCCAGTTTTACAGCACGATGATTTACTGGAGGGTGTAGTGTTAATTCGACAGTTACGGGTTCTGTAATCATGTAAAGTGGTAATTGATGTACTTTAAGGAATGGAAACAAATCACTTAAATCAATTGCATAAGAAGGAGATTCTGTTGCTGAACCACCATCCATTAAAGCAAAAGGCATCATTTCATGATTTGCAGTTACACCATAATCTATATCACCATCTAAACCAACATTTAAAGCAACACCATCAACTTCATAACCAAGACTTGCACCATTAAGATAATTAAAATCTAAATTCATACAACGACCCGTAGTGTATAGTTCTCTTTCTACATTATTTTCATTACTTATTTTTGTAGAATGGAAAGCATGTAGTTTATCCCATTCACTAATTTCATTTAATACTTTATTTCCAATTTTTAAAACAGCACGTTTTACAACTTTACCAACTCCAACATTTGGAGGAAACATTGCACTCGTTACAGCAGATGGTGGAGTTAAACTCATAAATATTTTACTATGACTGTGTAAGAAACCTTTATTTTGGAGTTGGAATCGAACAAATCCATCAACAGTAGAGCCCGAACCTTCATTAAAAACAACGGGTTCTAATAAATCAGTTTCGATTTGCTGTAAATAATTTACTGGAACAGATCCAAGTCTCATAAAATTTGGAACATCGGGTTTATAAGTTTGCATTACATTTGGTTTTGTTTGTAATGGAGGGGGTTCATCAGTAGAAAACGGAGGCATACCATTTGCAGACATTTATATATATATATTTTGTTATATAAAAAAAACAAAAAAAAATTTAGAAAAAAAAACATAATAGAAAATATAATGATAAATTTTAATGATTTACCAAATGACATTAAACATAAAATATTTATGATAAATAGAAAACAATGTATAGATAAATATAAAAAAAAATTTAACATGGTAATCGATGAAATAAATGAATTAAACGATATTTTAAAATATGTTTTTGGTGGATTATTTAATTTAAAAGAACATCTTTTTTTTTGTCGTCTTAAAAAAAATAATGTATTAGAAAATATTTATTTTTTAGAAGATTATTAAATTATTTCATTACTGTAATAGTTGCACCCCGTTTGCATTCCATACTAATACAGCACGGGCTTTGACATAAATGAAAACCGATTGAGGACTATCATCCGTTAAATCAGATTCTAACGATAATCCCCATTGTTCCCTACTGAAATCTTGTCCAGTATTAAACTGACTATATTTTTGACCTATACCAAATAGAGCACCACCATCACGAGTTTCCAAATAACTATCATCTCCCGTGCTCGATAAAGTATAAGCCCTATAATTATTTTGAGAAGATACGGAACTTCTATCAGTCATATATTCGGGTATTACACTATCAACAAATGATTTTAATACTTGAGGATCAACAACAACAGTATTTCCATCTTTATCAATATTTGTTACAATATCATATTCACAAGGATATTTAACACCACCACGTAACCATTGGACACGTTTAAAATGTGCAAGTGATCCATCAGATTTAGAAGGATAAGTAGTTGCATTTCCATTTGCTGTTAATGTATTAATATGAGACGAAGGACAGAAATTTAAAAATACACTTTGTACTTGTTTTAGACCTAGAGCAAATTGGAGCTGTGCATTGGTGGAATTAATCGAAGTATATAACGAAGTAATTGTATTAAATTCATATTGACCACTTGTTTCTTTAGACATTTGAGCAACTTGATCGGAAGGAATATCAGCAATTTCACAAGTTAATTCTAAATCGGTTAATCGATAATGAGCATCGGGAACATTTGTCGTTACTCCATCACGATTAAATAAAGCATTGGAATCGGGTGAAAGATGAATTTCGATTTGTATTCCACCAAATGAAGAATCCATTAAATTAATTGGATTTTGAGACATTAGAAAACCACATGGAAGATGAGCCGAAAACGATTTTACAACTTGGTCAGCAGTTACACCCGAAGCATTTGCAATTACACTTCTGAAAAATACATCGGGGTCGGGCATAATTAAACAACTTTCATCTAAATGACCCATTAAATCTTGTTTAGAACTTCCAAGGCCTAAATATGAACTTAAATATCGGGGGTAATGTCTAATATGCTCACATATCTGTTTGGATTTGTTATGACGAATAATTAATTGATCCATAACATTAAAAATACCAAGACGATTATCCATTGTAACTTGGTCTATTCTAGC